ACAAAGGCTCGTTTACTAGATTATTCAATTTACAAATTTGTAAAATTTTGCACAGGGTTTATCCCCTTGTAAAATTTGTGAAATGCTACAGGGTGTTTAAACAGGGTGTGCAGGGTGCCATGGGGGGTGGCATACATATATATATAATGCATATACATTTCACAAAGATTTATAGTGTTAACCAGATGTTAAATCGCCCTAGTTTTGATATAGTTTTTTACCAGATTTTGCAAGGGGATATATAAGACTTGTTTGACTCGGTTGTATATTAGGTGTATATGCAACCCTGCCAAACTTACAGTTTTATTATACACTTTTATTTGTTATTTGTCAAGGGGTTTGGCAAACTTTACACAATTTGCTAAATACTATTGACAAACTGGTAAATAAAATGTATAATATGTTTATGAGTTATTTAGAACCTCGTAAGAAAACTCTTACTGAGAAACAACAAAAGTTCTTAGATTGTCTTGTGGAAACACAAGGCGACCCTAAACTAGCAGCCGAATTAGCAGGTTACTCAGGCAATCATCAACAAGTATTAAAAAGTCTTAAAGATGAAGTGGTAGATTTAGCCTCGGAGGTACTTGCAAGGTCTGCACCTAGAGCAGCTTTTAAGTTGATTGAAGTTATGGAATCGAATAGACCGGTGCCACAAGCTAATAATAAACTACAAGCAGCTCAGAATATATTAGATAGAGTCGGTGTTACTAAAACAGAACGACTTAATGTTAATCATACTTCATCAGGGGGTATTTTTATTCTGCCTGAAAAACAAGAAGTAGTAGAAGTTAACTATGAGGATTTAAATAATGAGGATATTCCTGACTGAAATAACAGACCCACTAGACAATAAAAAGTTTATTGGTCCATATATAAGAGCAGAATCGTTAGCAGAAGCTGAAAAGATTGCTTATGAGTATGAATTAATTTTAGTTGGTGAATTACATGAATTACGAACAGAGGAAGAGGAACCTAAAAAAGTTATACACTAATGCCACATGCCGATAGAAAAGCAGCAATGCTAAAAAAATATGGATTAAAAGGAGTTAATAAAGCTAAACGAACTCCTAAACATCCTACTAAGTCGCACATGGTATTAGCTCAAGAAGGTCATAAGATAAAACTTATCAGATTTGGACAACAAGGTAAAAAGGTTGGTACTCTAAAAGGCACAGCTGGTAAGCCTAAAGCAGGTGAGTCAGCTCGTATGAAAGCGAAAAGAAAATCTTTTAAAGCTCGACATGCTAAAAATATTGCCAGAGGCAAGATGTCAGCAGCATGGTGGGCAGATAAAGTTAAATGGTAAATACTATGTTAGATAAAATATTAGAATGGTTGGGTTTTATCTGGGTTAGAAACAGAGACTCAAAAGGTCGCTATGTTCCAGATAAAAAGAACACTAAGTTTAAAAATGAGGCTTGGACACTAAAAAGAAAATAATGCCTCAAATAAATAGCGAAGAACAACCAATAAAATTTAAAACAGGTACAATAGCCGGTAAAGGTTCTAAAGCCAGACCCGGAGTTTATACTAAAGAGTATAGAGATAATTTTGATAGGATATTTGGAAATGCCAAGAAAAGCGAAAAGAAAAACAAAACGAAAGAGTAAGTCTCGAGTCAACGAAGCTGGTAATTACACCAAGCCGAGTATGCGTAAGAGGCTATTCGAGAGGATTAAAGCCGGTTCTAAAGGTGGTAAACCCGGTCAGTGGTCAGCTCGAAAAGCCCAGCTTTTAGCAAAAGAATACAAAGCTAAAGGTGGTGGTTATAAATAATGCCACGCAAAAAACGAGACCCAAAAGTAGGAACAGGAAAAAAGCCTAAAGGTAGTGGTCGTAGATTATATACTGACGAAAATCCAAAAGATACAGTTAGTATAAAGTTTGCAACCCCAGCAGATGCTAGAGCAACTGTTGCTAAAGTTAAAAGAATAAAAAAACCTTATGCTCGTAAAATACAAATACTTACTGTCTTAGAACAACGAGCCAAGGTTGCAGGTAAAAACGAACAAGCAAGAATAGCTAAAAAAGGCAAAGAAGCTATTAGAAAAAAACATAAAAAAACAAAGTGAAGTATGAACAACAACTTGAATTACACTTACAAGTTACAAGAGATGCAACTCCTGAAGAGTGTCAAGAGTGGTTTGAACAAGAGCTTAAACCTCAAGCAGATATACAGTTTAAGGTAATTTTGTTAGCAACTATTATGCAAGTTGTATCATGGTTGTTTGTAATGTCTTCATTTTTTTGGAAAATTTAATATGGCAAGAAAAACTAGAAATTTAAAAAAGTCTCAAAAGAGTTTAGTAGAATGGGGTAATCAAAAATGGCGAACTAAGTCAGGTAAACCTTCTGCTAAAACTGGAGAAAGATATTTACCAGAAAAAGCTATTAAATCTTTAACAGCAGCTGAGTATGCAGCTACTACTAGAAAGAAAAGAAAAGATACTAAAAAAGGTAAACAGTTTTCTAAACAACCTAAAAGAATAGCTAAAAAAACTAGCAAATACAGAAGATAAAATAATGTTACTACCTGATGGTTACATAAGAAGAACCTCATCAACTATACCTTTTGGTTATGAGGAATCAAGTGTAGTTGGACATTTAAAACCTGTACCAGAACAACTAGAAGCATTAGAAGTTGTTGAAGACATGTTAAATAAACAAGAGATAAGTTTACAAACAGCATCAGATTGGCTAGACTACAAAGTAGGTCGAACATTATCAAAAGCCGGACTAAAAAAACACATGGATAAAAAATATGGCAAAGAGAGGCAGACCAACACTAGATGAAGTTCTTAGTGATGTAAAAAAAGCAAAAGCTCAAAAAACTAAAGTTAAACGAACTTTAAAAACCAAAGAAGCTCAAATTAAAAAGTTGGAAACAACTTTAAACAACAAAAAAAATTCCTTAAAAAAATCTAAAGAAATTTTGTCTAAACTTGACAATACTTCAGATAATCAAGTTATATTAGAAGATAAACTAAAAGATTTGCCACAATCAGTAGCTGATGCCATAAGTTCAGATACAGTATTGTTTCAACCCAACGAAGGACCACAAACTGATTTTTTAGCTGCAGATGAAAAAGATGTTTTGTATGGTGGTGCTGCTGGTGGTGGTAAATCCTATGCTATGTTAGTAGACCCTCTAAGATACTGTCATAAGAAAGCACATAGAGCTTTAATTCTTAGAAGGTCTATGCCTGAACTTAGAGAACTTATTGATAAGTCTAGAGAATTATATCCACAAGCATTTCCCGGTGCTAAATTTAGAGAAGTTGAAAAAGTTTGGAACTTCCCATCAGGAGCTAAAATTGAATTTGGTTTTTTAGAAAAAGATGCAGATGTTTATAGATACCAAGGACAAGCATATTCTTGGATAGGTTTTGATGAGATTACTCATTTACCTACAGAGTTTGGTTGGAATTATTTAGCATCTCGTTTAAGAACAACAGATAAAAGTATTAAAACATATTTAAGATGTACAGCTAACCCCGGTGGTGTAGGTGCAACTTGGGTAAAGAAAAGATATGTAGACCCAGCAGAACCGAATAAGTCTTTCGCAGGTTCTGATGGGTTATCTAGAAAATTTATACCAGCTAAATTAGTAGACAACCCTTATCTTGCTGAAGATGGTGTTTATGAAAAAATGTTACAATCTTTGCCTCCCACACAAAGAAGACAGTTATTAGAAGGTAATTGGGATATTGCAGAAGGTGCTGCATTTGCAGAATTTGAACCAGAATCACATATTGTGACTCCTTTTGAGATACCTGTGCATTGGCAACGAGTAAAAGGTATTGACTATGGTTATGCTTCGGAGAGTTGTTGTTTATGGGGTGCAGTTGATATAAATGATGGAACTTTGATAATTTATAGAGAATTATATCAAAAAGGCTTGACAGGAGAAGAATTAGGTAGTATAATATCTAGTATGGAACTAGAAGACCCAGTTTCAGTTTCAGGGGTACTTGATACTGCAGCTTGGGCAAGAACAGGAACGACTGGTCCTACTGTTGGAGAAACTCTGCAAAAAATGGGTCATAAACTCAGACGAGCAGATAAGAATAGAATACAAGGGAAAATACAAATACATGAGTATTTAAAAGTGCAACCTAGTGGCAGACCTAGATTACAAATTTTTAATACTTGTAAGAATTTAATTAGAGAATTGCAAAGTATTCCATTGTCTAAAAATAATTCAGAAGATGTAGATACCCATGCCTCAGACCATGCTTATGATGCATTACGATACATGATAATGAGCAGACCAAGAGTGCAATCTACTTATGATGAATTAAAAAGATTAAAAGAACAATCGTATTTTAATCCAGCAGATTCGACTTTTGGATATTAAAATATGGCAGACGAAAAAGACAATTCATTTTTAAATGCAAACGAAATCTACGAAGATGTAGAAGGTGAAGCTGGTAAGAATTTAAATCTTATAGCAGACCAAAAAATAAACTTAGTAGGTTTAATTCAAAGTAGATTTGCACTTTCTGAAGAATCTAGAGATTCAGATGAAACTAGATGGCTTGAAGCCTATGAAAACTACAGAGGTTTGTATGGTAAAAGAGTTAAATTTAGAGAATCAGAAAAATCTAGAGTTTTTGTAAAAGTTACAAAGACAAAAGTATTAGCTGCATTTGGTCAGTTAGTAGATGTTTTATTTGGTACTGGTAAATTTCCGATAGGTATTAGTGAAACTAAAATATCTGAAGGTGAATTTGATAATGTATATTTAGATTCTCAAAATCCTCAACCCGGAATAGAAATGTCTGAGCCTATGGAAATAGAGCCAGATAATATTGGTAATCAGATAGGTGGACCTTTTGATGTCGGTTACGAAGGTGATGGTAAAGTTTTAAAGCCCGGAGCTACTTTTGGCGATGGGATGTTTGAAGAAAATGAGTTATCATTAGAACAACGAGCAGAAAATTTAGGAATATTACAAGAAGGTTTAGTTCCTAATCCACAAACACCTGAAATGTCTCCAGCACAAAAAGCTGCGAGAAGAATGGAAAAACTTATCCATGACCAAATAGAAGAATCAAATGGTTCTTCAGAAATGAGAAGTGCTTTATTAGAATCAGCACTATTAGGAACAGGAATTATTAAGGGTCCTTTTAATTTTAACAAAACTCTTAATAATTGGCAAATGAATGAAATGGGTGAAAGAGAATATTCACCTGTA